AGGTAAAAGATCAATGGCTATTTCTGATAGATCAGGAATGGCATTTCCATACAGAGAAAAGGTTAAAGAATGGAATGGTTTTTTAGTTCATTATTCAGAGTACGAACCAAAACAACCTCAATTGGATCCACGTTTCCATGGGGGAGATCCGCAAGCATTAAGAAATGCAAGACCACAACCAGCGGCTAAAACAAGTTTAATTATGTTAAGCAATAATCCTTTTGAAACTATTAAATATGGAGGAAGTACTTTTGTAAATGTTTTCTCAATTGATCATAAAAGATCAACTAGTGATACAGTAAGATTTAGAGGACCTCCGGCAGTAACAGCAGAAGGTTCAGGGGGAGCAGATACAAAAAATTTACAACAATTTATATCTGTACCTACATTTGATAATGTAAGTGATATTAGCGCCGCAGCTGGTTTTACAATTACAGTGGGAAAGAAAAATGCCGACGGTAGTGTAACTACAGCCGCAGGAACTTTAGGGGAACCAGAAAATTATTTTTATTTTACAAGTGGTGATACAGCAACAAATGGAAGTACAAACGGAGGCGGTGATTATTGTTCAGCAGGACCTGTAACATTATCAGTCGTAAACGCATAATATGGCATATAGTTTAGCAAATTTACAAACCGACATTAGAAATTATACAGAAGTAGGAAGTACTGTTCTTAGTGATACTATTTTAGAAAGAATCATTAAAAACGCAGAACACACTATTTTTAGAGCAGTTGATGTGGATGATGAAAGATTTTATTCTACTTCAAACTGTATTATTGGAAATAGATATATTAGTATCCCGGCTGATTGTCGAGTCATTAGATATGTTCAATTATTAAATGATAATGTGAGTCCTAATGTTCAAGTTTTTTTAGAACAAAGAGATACCAGTTTTATGGCGGAATATTATAATACCCCCTCAACTGCATCTACTTCTCTTCCTAAATATTGGGCTAATTGGGACGAAGAATATTGGGTAGTCGCGCCTACTCCAGATACAGCTTATGAAATTACTATGGCTTTTAATAAAGAACCTGTGAGTCTTACAGATTCTAGCAAATCTACTACGGGAACTTACATATCCAATAAATATCCTGATTTACTTTTGTATGCATGTCTGGTAAATACATATGGATACTTGAAAGGTCCGCAGGATATGTTACAATATTATAAAGCGGCTTATAAAGAAGCTTTAGAATCGTATGCGATCGAACAAATCGGTCTAAGACGCAGAAGCGAATATGGCGATGGAGTCATTCGCGCTCAAATAATCTCAAAATCTCCATCAAGTAATTAATTATGAAGGAGACAAATAAATGGCAAACGTAATACCTTATGCATTTCGGGGAGAATTATTCACCGGGACACACAATTTTGCATCTGGAGGAGATCAGTTTAAATTAGCACTTTACACTGCTAATCCTTATGATACTTCAAGCACTGTTTATGTAACAACGGATGAAGTAAGTTCAGCTGGTGGTACAAATTATACAGCTGCTGGAAATGATTTAGGTAGTAATGCAGTTGTTTATGCAACAGCTGTTGCATCTTGTGATTTTGCAGATACCTCATGGACATCGGCAACGATTACCGCAGCTTTTGGAGTAATCTTTAATGATGATAAATCAGATAAAGTATGTGTGGTTTTAGATTTTGGTGGAAGTAAAAGTTGTACTAATGGTACATTTACAATTTCTTTTCCTAGTGCAACTACAGCGGCAGATGCTATCATAAGCATGGCTTAAGGAAAATAAAATGGCTTTAGTTATAAATGACAGAGTAAAAGAAACTAGTACGACTTCCGGGACAGGCACCTTAAATTTAGCAGGTGCTGTAACAGGCTTTGTTACTTTTGTTGCTGGAATTGGTGATACTAACACAACTTACTATGCAATTTTTGAACAGGGAACTGCTAATTGGGAAGTTGGTCTTGGAACAGTAACAGATGCAGCTACGGACACTCTTGCTAGAACTACTGTTATAAGTAATTCATTAGGAAATACTGATAAAATTAGTTTTGGGGGCGCGACCGCGGATGTATTCTGTACTTTACCTGCCTCAAAAGCAATGTATTTAGATGCAAGTGGAGCTGGAGTAGGAGGATTAGCCGCTGTTGTAGATGACACATCCCCAGAATTAGGCGGCGACTTAGATGTAAATGGAAATGCAATCGTTTCCGCTTCTGATGGAAATATTCCTTTAGCTCCTAATGGAACTGGAGAAGTACTTATTGGTTCAGGATCAGCAGCTGGAGATCTTACTTCTAGCGGGGCATATGATTTAATTATAGATACTAATACAGGAACTAATGCTGGTAATATTACTTTAACCAATGGTGCAAATGGTGCAATTACTTTAACTCCAAATGGAACCGGAGTTGTAGCTATTGAGGGTTCAATGAATCCATCTGTGTCTTCTACAGGTAAATCATTGGTAATGGGATTTTAAATATGATATTGAATAAGAGAAAAATATGGCAACAGAATTAAAAACAGATATAATCAGTCCTTCTACTACTAATCAAATAGACATTAAAGTAGCAGAAGAGCAGATGGTTTTAATAGATGCTGATGGCAACGTACAAGTAGCCACAGCATGGAATCCAAGTCTGTCAACGACTGGCAAAGCTTTTATAATGGGATTTTAAATAGGAGAAAAATATGGCAAGTGAAGTACTGAAGGTAAAGTTAAATGCAGCGATGTCAAATAGTGAAGTCGATTTACTCACAGTAGCAAGTGGACATACTTATACGATACTTAATATATCTATTTGTGAAACTGCTGGGGCTGACGAAACTTTTGATCTCTACGTCCGGGACGACGCGGGCGCTAACGATTATGAAATTTATTCTGATCAAGCGTTAGCTGCTAATGCAACTTTTGAGCATACGACAAGAATTGTGCTTGAAGCAACTGATGTGCTTTCTGGTCAAACAGCTGGTGCGGCTAATGTTGATGTTGTTATTAGTTATTTAGATCAAACCTTATAGGAATATTTATGAGTGGAGTCATAGGAGATAACGTATATAGAGCCTCGGGAGTTATTGCTGCTGCGGCTGGTGGTGGTGGAGTATCTTGGCAAGCGGTAGAAACAGGAGCTACATTTACGGCTGTTGCTGGAAATGGTTATCCTGTCAATACGACTGCACAAGCATGTACGGTTACACTACCTGCTTCAGCTTCTGTCGGAGATGAAATTATATTTACAGACTATGCTAGAAATTTTGCCACCAACGCTTTAACAATCAATCCAAATTCTTTAAATTATCAAGGAAACTCATCACCTAATCCAATTTATGATACAAAGGGTGAAAGTATTCATATTGTTTATATGGACGCTACTAAAGGATGGATTCCAACTTATGATGGAGCTGTTGCTTACGAAACTCCACAATTTACTGGTGAGAGTGAATATTTAGTTGTCGCTGGTGGTGGAGGCGGCGGTGGAACTGGTGGTGGAGGCGGCGGTTCTGGTGGCTACCGAACAAATTATGGCGGCACAGTAATTACTTTTTCTGCTGACACAACTTATACAATTACAGTCGGCACAGGCGGTGCTGGATCACCAGCTAGTACCTCAGACCCTGGTTCTGATGGGACTGACAGTGTACTTTCAGGTACAGGAATATCAACAATCACTGCTTCAGGAGGAGGTGGTGGAGGTGGTTGGGGTACAAACGGATCAACTGGAGGGTCTGGAGGCGGCGGTGGAACAGATTCATTTCCAACCACCAACCCAGGCGGTGCTGGAAATACGGGAGGAAATGGTGGTTCACCTGATATTCCTGAAGGTTTTGCTGGCGGAAAAGGTGGTACTGGTAGTGATACTCCACAGTATCCTGGTGGTGGAGGCGGAGGTGCTTCCGAAATTGGTGAAGATGGGACCAATACAACAGGTGATGGTGGAGATGGATTATCAAATGCAATAACAGGTGCTTCAGTTACTTATGCTGGTGGAGGAGGTGGTGCTCGATGGGATGGTGGTGCTGGAGGCGGCGGCAATGGTGGACAACCTGGAGCTGTTGATGGACAACCTGGAACAGATGGTCTTGGAGGCGGCGCCGGAGGCGAATCCACACTTGGAGGTGGTACTATTGGAGGTGATGGAGGCGATGGAGTTGTTATTGTAAGAATGACTACTGCTGATTATGACACTCTTTCAAGTGTTACTGGAACTTATACAGCAACAGAAGATGGAGCTGATACCTATATTAAATGGACAGCTAGTCCAGCAACAATGGTAACATCATAATGAAATATTTTGCAAAATTAGGTTTAAACAGTAAAGTGATTGAAGTTACTCACATTGGTGATAATTATGCACCAACCGAAAAAGCTGGAATAGAATATTTACATAAATGTACTAATTATCCTTTTTGGGTACAAACCTTTAAAGACAGGAGTAAAAGAAAAAACTATGCTGCAAAAGGATCTACTTATGATGAAAAGAAAGACGCTTTTATATCAATACAACCCTTTGATTCTTGGACATTAAACGAAGATACCTGTCGTTGGGAAGCACCAGTTGCTCGTCCTGAGGATGGAAAAGCATATAGATGGAAGGAAGAAACAATTTCCTGGCAATTACTGGCTTAATATTGTAATCATTGCCATCATAGAAAGAAGAGGATGGAATTAAAGTATAATTATTGGTATTTTCCCAAAGTTATAAAAAAAGAAACGTGTAATAAAATCATATCTACCTGTTTAAAAAAAAAACAAGTAAAAGGTTTAGTATATAATACAATTGAAAAAGAAGGAAAATTAAGTCTTAAAAACGTTAAAGCAAATCCCAACATTAGAGATTCTAAAATTTATTGGATAAGCAGTGAATGGATCTATGGTATTTTAAATCCTTTTATTCATAGTGCCAATAAACAAGCTGGTTGGAATTTTCAATGGGATTGGAACGAACCTAGCCAATTTACTGTATATAATAAAAATCAGTTTTATGGTTGGCATTGCGACCAGATGGCTATTCCTTTCGGTAACAGGAATTCAAAAAAACTTAATAATAAAATAAGAAAATTATCCTTAACTTTACAATTAACAGACCCTTCAGAATATGAAGGTGGGGACCTTCAATTCAAATGGTTTCATAAAAATACCGTAAAAAAAGAAACCGTTAAAATTGCAAGAGAGGTAGGAAGTATTATTGTTTTTCCATCTTCTTTATGGCATCAAGTTACTCCGATTACTAAAGGAAAAAGACAATCTTTGGTAAATTGGTCGATTGGAAAACCCTTTATTTAAAGGCAAAGAATGTATTCAAGTATTCCTACACTATAATAATCGCAAGACACCAGGAGCCAAAGATAATATGTTTGATAAGCGTTTACATTTAGGTCTTCCTTCATGGTTTAAAAAATGATATAGCTTTACGATGGAGACAGTGACACCACCACATACCTCA